TGTGGCTTTTTTTTTTTTTTTATATTTTTTTTTTCCCTGCCGTATCAGTTCCGGGCTCGCCTTTTCATACGGGACACTCGTTCCGCGCTCATTGTCAAACCGCAGATTTTTCGGCTTTCTCACGCCGCATCAGTTCCTCTCTGATTTCGCCCGCCAGCCGAAGCCAGCCGGGTTCGTCGATTTTTCGGTCGCCGTAACCTGGCATTTCTGCAAGGTCTTTCGACATCACTTTCAGACTCGATGTCTCGATTTCTTTCAAATTGTCGTGGACAAAGCGCTTGACGATGCTCGGCATATAGGTCTGACGGCCGCAGGCGTACCGTACAGCGCACACGCAAATGCAACCGAACGCCATTCCCTTAGTATCGACCATGCCCGTCTCCGCCTTTCTTGAAGCCCATCGGCAAAACGATGGAGCATCTGGTGTTCGTCATGTCGCGCTGCGCATAGTGCATCACTTTCGACATGAACATATTCACACCGGCGGCGCTGAATTCATCGCCACTGCCCAGCTGCTTTTGCACGGCCTGTGTGCTGCCGATGACCGCCCCGGCGACGATGTCGTAGATTTCCTCCAGCGTACCGCAGCTGTGGATTTCCATGCCGCCTTTGTCCGTGACCCTTACCTCAAAATACACTTCACTCATGGTAAAACCTCCTCAGACGGTCACAGCCGCCTGCTCATTGATGGACTTCCAAATTGCCGGGCTGAGTGTCAGCACGTCGTACCCTGCCGCTTCCAGTTCCGTCGCGCGATCATAGCTTTTTACGTCCTGGCTGAACCGCGTAACCGCATTGCTCAGGCCGTACAGCGACAAATCGCCGCCAGCAATCAAGTGGCTGAGGATTCCCGCGCCCTCTTTCTCGCCAAACCCGATGTGCTTGCCCGTCAGTTCCACCACTTTCGGTACGTCCGTACCCGTGATGGGAACCTGCTTTGCCTGTCGCATGATGTCCAGTACCTTATCGAACTGGGTCTGATCCACCGTCGCGCTCACGATGTCACGCAGTTTCATCATAAACGCCCGGTCATCAGCTTTCAGCGTCTCGTCGCGGAACAACTCGCGGTTCTCGGAGAAATTCTGAATGCGACCGATGTGTCGCCGCTTCTCGCCCGCTGCGTTCACGACCATGCCGTTCGTGCAGACAAGGCGGTAAATAAGCGGCTGGACCACCACGCCACCAAGGCCGACCTCGCTGTTGGAAATCAGCATACCCGACTGCACGATGTCGCCGGGTACGACTTCCGCCTGTATGCGGGGATTCACGACCTTGATGTACATTCTGTCGTCCGTCACCTCGCAACTCTCAATGGTCGCATCGGGCATCTTGCTGATGATGGGCAGGACGCACTCCGCAATGTCCAAGTTGTCGATGCAGCGGTAGCGGTCCGACAGGAACGCGCGCATATCACCATCGAGGGCGCGGACGAGCCGCCGGGTTGGGTTCTTCTCGAGCCAGCTGTTCACGTTCTGCACGAGCAGTTCCGGGTTCTCCTTGCGCATCAGCTCGTAATACTTGGCCGGAATGTTAAGGTGCGTACCAATCTGCCGGTGCGCGTTCTCCGTCATGCCAAGCTGCAAGCGGCTGTCCTGCAATTCCAAACTGACCTGCGGGCCCTGCTCCCCGTTGAACATCTCCATGCTACGGGTGTCCACCATAAAGTCGCGCTTTGCGTTGGCGCGGCGCTCGATTTCCTTTGCCCAATCCTGCAAACTTCTGCCTGTTTTCATAACTCAAACCTCTTTCTGTAAAAATTCGTGACTGCTGTTGACTGCTGTGGAACTGGTCTGTCGGTTTACTTTCGCCCTGCTGCCATCACCTCCTGCTTTGCCGCTTTCCATGCCCGCATGAAGCGGCGGTAGTCCTCTTTCCCGTCGAGGGTAACGATACCGTGCACACCGTCATCATCGTCGAATACGCATCCGACATAGCCGCTCTTGGCAATGACCTTGTCAATCAGCTGCTTTTCCTCATGCTTTCCCGTGATAATCGCCGCCGGCCGCAGGTGACGCATATCCACGCCGTCGAGACCCCGCAGAATCTTGTGGCCTTTGTACTCAACTTTCATCATCCCACCTCGCAGACTTCATCGAACAGCAGCGCGTCATTCGAGAACTTGCGATACCGGCGGGCGATTCCGTTCCGGCGCATGTCCTCGAATGCCGCCCGCGCAAATTCCGGGCTTGCCAGCTGAAACGCAAGCAACCGACTCTGCAAACCGTCAATGCTCGGCCTCGCGTAGATGGTGTCGCTCTTTTTGTGCATTGCGGGGAGTTCGTCGCTCCAATCGACCAGCTCCAACTTAACGCCGCTGGGAGTCTTTGCTTCATCAATGACTTTCATTCTTCCACCTCGTCCTGATCGTCGAACTGCTCCACAATCTTGCCACGCAACGACTCCCACATTTTCAACGAACTTTGGCTAACCTCTTTTACGTACTCGCTCGTGTGAGGGTCGCTGATTTCTCTTTCAAAATCAGCGACAACGTGCGTCAACGCTAAGCGAATTCTGATAACCTCAATCCTCGTCAACTCCAAGGTCATCATCTCGTCGTCCTTCATCTTTCAACACGCCCCTTTCCAAAGGTTGCTTTTCTCTGCCATGCAAAACGCGCTGCTGTCGTACCCCTGCAACTTCGCGAGGTTTTGCAGGATGCTGGCAATCGGCCACGCTGCATCCTTGACGTACCGGCTGTCCCGCTGGGCCCGCAGAATGTCGTCTGCGATTTTCTCGTCCATCGGGAGGTCGATGCACGTCTCTGCGGTTTCGCCGTCCAACTTCGCCATGTGGTAGGTAATGCAAATGTACTTTCTCATTTCAAAGCTCCTTTCTGCCGCTTTGTTCAGACCTTTTTGCTCTCGGTGGCGATTGGTGTCGCCGTCGTCATCTTCCGTACTTCATCTCCGATTTCATCAAGCCGACTGCGCATTTCGTTGATTGCGCAGTTGATTTTGCGTTCTTCATCTTCAAGCTGCTCCATGCGCTTCGCCGTAGGCTTCATATCACGGAACACCTGCAACCCGCACAAGTCGTACAATTTGGCGGCTGTCTCTTTGTTCGGAATCGCCGGGTGGTAGGTATAAACGGGCTCCACGACCTCGTGATACTCTGTCGTGCTGATCTCGCGCTTTGCAAGCGCTGTGAATTCTTCGTATGTCATGGTTCAAACCTCCTCGTTTTTAATGAATTTTCTAAGAGCGCCGTCCTCTGCATCGCCATCCAGCCACTTCTCGAATGCTTCCGGAAAGCGTCTTTCGATTTCATCCATGAGCCAGCCGCGTACCGCCGGGATGTTGTGGTCGCTGTTCGTAGTCGTCATCTCCCACAGGTCCAACAGCCGCTCCGTGCTGTAATGTTTCAGTTCCAGTACCGCATCCATTTTCTCTATCTCCTGTCCGTCAGTTGAAGTTTCCAACTGTCAATATTTTATATTATTATTATAACATTTGACAGCTGGAAAGTCAAGAGAAAATGTTTCCACCTGTCAATTTTTTTACCTATTTTTCCGTTTTGTGTCCGAGACAAAAGAAAAGACGCGCAAGGCATAAAACCTTGCGCGTCGTGGGTTTATTCAAATCATCTATACTCGACTACACGGACAGCCGTAGCTGCGCACATAGGCCAGGGGCGGCGTATCGTAAAACGAGGCCAGCACCTTGGCGGCGGCTTCGTTGTGGGTATAGGTCAGTTTTTCCAAGTCCAGTTCTCCTTGCAGGTGCCTGCATACAGGCACAAAATCCAGATATACCATATTAGTATAGCAAATCAGGCGCAAAAGCACAAGCGCTAGTTCTGGATTTTTTGCGCTGCGGTCCGATTTCTGACCGCAGCACAGTTTTTGAGGGTAGCACACAGCAAAAAGAGGCAGCACCGCATAGCGCAGTGCCGCCCCTTTTATTCGTTGGTACGTATGTTATTTAGTCGTCTTTTTCTTCTTTGTCAAACTCGTTTTCCAGCTGTTCATGGCGCTTTTTGTAGACAGCGCTGCAAAGCTGGAGTACCACCAGCGCCAACACGAAGGTGGTGCCCGCCGCAATGGCCGCGCAGGCCAGATGGATGGCCAGCGGCACATCGAACGCCGACATCCTTACAAATGTAAAAACGCCGATGACCGCCGCACCCGCAAGGCTGAACAGCACATTGGTGCCGGCAGCGTTTTTAATGCGGCGGCTCCAAAGTCCGGCACGCAGGCAGGCGGCGACAATGTAGACGCAGCTAATCATAAACACAGCCCAGGTGCCTGCCATCTCCCGCATGGTAAAGCCGAGCAATCCCTCCACCAGCAAGACAACCAGCAGCAGCGACCAGACCAGCCAGAAGCCGCGGCTTTCGATGGTAAGCATGGTGCGTTCCTGCATTTCGTCCAACTGATTTTTCCCGAAAAGTTGTGCTAATTTCATAGTTATTCCTCCCAGAACAGATCATCTAAGGTTTTGCCCAGCACCTTGCAGATGCTGCGGCAAAGGTTGATGGTGGGGTTATACTCCCCTTTTTCAATGGCGTTGACGGTCTGGCGCGATACGCCGACAGCCTCCGCCAGTGCCCCCTGCGTCATGTCCTTTTCGGCGCGGGCGGCTTTCAGTTTCAGGTTTTTGGCCAACTTCCCTGCCTCCTTTCAGATGGTGTAACCAGTATAGCACCGTTCTCCTGTAATATCAAGTATATATTACATTTCATCTTTTATATTTTTCTTTTTGTCGTTTTACTTGCGATTGGCCCTGCGCCGTGTTATGATAGGCCTATACTACTTTATAAAAAGGAAGTTTGGCGAATGAAGTACAGCTTTCCCGCTTTTGAAAATGGATTTGTCCGCGCAGCCGCCGCCACCCCCGCCCTGCACGTGGCCGACTGCGCCTATAATGCCCAGCAGATCATTGACGCCATGAGCGTGTACGCGGCCCAGGGCGTGCAGTTGGTCTGCTTTCCTGAATTTTGCTTGACTGGCTACACCTGCAGCGACCTGTTTTTGCAGCAGACCCTGCTGAAGGGTGCCGAAGACGGCCTGGCTGCCATCCTGGAGGCAAGCCGCGGGCTGAACCTGGTGGCGCTGGTGGGCCTGCCAGTTGCCTATGACGGCAAGCTGTACAACTGCGCCGCCGTTTTGTGCAACGGTGAGCTGCTGGGCCTGGTGCCGAAGCAGCACCTGCCTAACTATGGCGAATTTTACGAGAAGCGCCACTTTGTGCCCGGCATGGCCGAGCCGGAGTGCATTGAGTTTGCGGGGCAGGAAACGCTCATCGGCACGCGGCTGCTTTTCAGCTGCAAGCAGCTGAAAAGCTTTGTGCTGGGCGTAGAAGTGTGTGAGGACCTATGGAGCCCCGTGCCCCCCAGCTGCGCGCTGGCACTGGCCGGCGCGACCGTGATTGCCAACCTCTCCGCCAGCGACGAGACCATCCCCTCCCGCCGCCAGCTTATCAGCGGGCAGAGCGCACGGCTGCTGTGTGCCTATCTCTACGCCGACGCCGGCCACGGCGAAAGCACCACCGATATGACCTTTGCCGGGCATAACCTGATTGCCGAAAACGGCACCCTGCTGGCCGAGACTGCCCCCTTTGAAGGCGGCACCGCTATGACCGAGCTGGACCTGGACCGCATGGTGCAGGAGCGCCAGCGCAACACCACCTTTATGCCGGAGACCGCCGGGTACACCCGCGTGGGGTTTGAGCTGCCGCCTGTGGAACTGGCCCTGACGCGGCAGGTCTCCCCCACGCCGTTTGTGCCCCAGGATACCGCCGCCCGTGCCGAACGCTGCGAGCTGATCCTGCGCATCCAGGCGGAGGGCCTCGCCAAGCGCATCGAGCATACCCACGCCAAGTGCGCCGTGCTGGGCATCTCCGGCGGGCTGGACAGCTGTCTGGCTTTGCTGGTGGCCGTACGTGCCTGCAAGGTGCTGCACCGCGACCCGAAAGAAATTGTAGCCTTGACGATGCCCTGCTTCGGCACCACTAAACGCACCCGCTCCAACGCCGAAATTTTGTGCGAGGCGCTGGGTGTCAGCTTTGCCGAGATCAACATCACCAACACCGTCAACAGCCATTTTGCGGACATTGGCCAGGACCCGCAGACCTACGATGTCACCTTTGAGAACTGCCAGGCCCGCGTGCGCACGCTGGAGCTGATGGACTACGCCAACAAAAACGGCGGCTTTGTCATCGGCACCGGTGACTTGAGCGAGCTGGCCCTCGGCTGGGCCACCTACAACGGCGACCACATGAGCATGTACGGTGTCAACGCGGGCGTGCCCAAAACGCTGGTGCGTCACATTGTGCAGTATGTGGCCGACACCTGCGGCGATAAGCAGTTGAGCGATGTGCTGCTGGATATTCTGGATACGCCCGTCAGCCCCGAACTGCTGCCCACCGCTGAGGACGGCACCATCGCCCAGCAGACCGAGAAGCTGGTTGGCCCTTATGAACTGCACGATTTTTATTTGTACTATGTGCTGCGCTTCGGCTTTGGACCTGCCAAAATTTACCACTTGGCCCGCACCTCCTTTGCAGGCAAGTACGAGCCGGAAGTACTGCTGGCCTGGCTGAAGAATTTCTACCGCCGCTTCTTTGCCCAGCAGTTCAAGCGCAGTTGTCTGCCCGACGGCCCGAAAGTCGGATCGGTCACGCTGTCCCCCCGCGGTGACTGGCGCATGCCCAGCGATGCCTGCAACACTTTGTGGATGGCCGAGCTGGAGAAGATCACGCTGTAATATAAAAAAGGAAGTGCTGTTATGGCCATGTGGAAAAACGACGACGAAATGTTCGCCCTGATGAAGGAGAAGCTGTACACCCCCGTTGTGGGCGATATTCTGGATCAGATGGGATACAAGCACCAGTTTTTGCCTGCCTCCATCCGCCCGCTGGCGGCCCAGGTGCCCACGGCGCCCTACATCCTGCCCGGCGAGACCGAGGACAAGCGGCTTATACTGGCCGGTTACGCCTGCACCGTGCTGGAAAATGACGTGTACGAGTACCAGGCACAGAAGCCCTTTGGCTATATGACCGAAGCGCTGGACGACTTGAAGCCCAACGAAATTTATATCGCCACCGGTGCCCACAACAGCGCCCTGTGGGGCGAGCTGCTGACCGCCTGCGGCAAGGCCCGCGGTGCGGTAGGCGCCGTGCTGGACGGCTACACCCGCGACACGCCGAAAGTGATCGAGCAGAACTTCCCGGTTTTCTGCACCGGCACCTGGGCGCAGGATTCCTCGGTACGCACCTATGTGTTCCAGTGGCGATGCCCGATCGAGATTGGGCAGGTCACGATCCACAACGGCGACATCGTGTTCGGCGATATTGACGGCGTGCTGATCATCCCGAAAGAGATCGCGCCCGAAGTGCTGGAAAAGGCTCTGGAAAAAGCCAGCACCGAAAAGACGATGCGCAAGGCCATTGAAAACGGCATGCTGGTGACCGAGGCGTTTGCCAAGTTTGGCGTGCTGTAAATTTACACAATACTAAAAGCGGAGGATGCCCGGGTGGGTGTCCTCCGCTTTGCTTTTGTTTTGGTTTTATAAAGGGGCGTTAATACTCCACACCCTCGCGGGCGGCAATGCCCTGGGTGTAGGGGTGCTTGTGCATCTGCATTTCGGTAGAGTAGTCGGCGGCGTCCTGCAGCCAAGGGGCCGGGTCGCGGCCTGTGACGACGACTTCCCTGCCGCCCTTGGCAAAAGCTGCCGCTTTGCGCAGCAGGGCTTCGTCCAGGATGTTGCTTTTTAACGCAGCGCAGGCTTCGTCCAGCACCAGCAGGTCAAAGGGCTGTGCCAGGGCTTTCTCCAGTGCGTCCGCGGATACGGCCCGTGCCTGGGCCTTGTCGTTCTCGTCCATCAGCCAGGTGAATTTGGCGTTGGGGCAGGCGTAGACTGTGGCCCCGGCTGTGCGCAGCGGGGCAATTTCGCCGCTGGTGCCGTCCTTTAAAAACTGCACGATCACCACGCGCCGCCCATGGCCCAGCGCCCGCAGCGCCAGCCCCATGGCCGCCGTAGTTTTTCCCTTGCCGTTGCCCCAGTATAGATGCAGCATGGAATTTTCCCCGCTTTAGCCGTTGGCTTTTTCAGATGCAAAAAATTCTTTGGTCAGGTTGACTACCGTGCCGGAAAGCAGCAGCAGGGCAATCAGGTTCGGGATACTCATCAGGCCGTTGAAGGTGTCGGCTACACTCCACAGCAGGCCCAGGTCCACCGTAGCGCCCAGGATGGACACGAAAGAGTACACCACAAAGAACGGACGCACTACCTTGTCATTATGGCACAGGAACGCCAAAAAGCGCGAGCCGTACAGGCCCCAGCCGATGATGGTAGAGAACGCAAAGCAGCACAGCGCCACCGCCGTAAAGATGGACGCCCAGCCGCCGTAAGTGGTAGTAAAGCCGGAGATGGTCAGTTCGGCGCCCGCGGCGGTGCCGTAGTTGACAGTGATGCCGCTGCACAGGATGACCATCGCCGTCAGGGTGCAGATGACGATGGTGTCAGCGAAGACCTCAAAAATACCGAACAACCCCTGCTTGACCGGCTTTTTGGTGTCGGCGCAGGCATGGGCGATGGAGCCGGTGCCAAGGCCGGCTTCGTTGGAGAAGATGCCGCGGGAAACGCCCTTCTGCATGCTGATAAACAGGCTGCCCGTGGTGGCGCCGGGGAAGGCCGGCGGGTTGAAGGCACCGGCAAAAATAGCTTCCAGCACCAGCGGGAAACGTGGGAGATTCAGCACCACAACGCCCACCGCCAGCACGATGTAAAACAGCGCCATAAAGGGCACGAGGCGCTCGCTTACGCTGCCAATGCGCTTGATGCCGCCCAGCAACACCATGGCGACCAGCATGGCCACCACGATGCCGACCACGAGGTTCAGTGTGGAGAGCGCACCATTGCCGACAACGTTGTACTCCAGCAGGGCGGTATCGATGGGCGCCACGATGGTGTTGACCTGAGTGGCGTTGCCGGTGCCGAACACCGTCAGCACGCCGAACAGCGAGTACAGCACAGCCAAAAACTGCCAGTGCTTGCCCAGGCCGTTTTTAATATAGTACATCGGGCCGCCGACCCACTCGCCCGCGGCGTTGCGCTCACGGAAATGGACGGCCAGCGTGACCTCGGCAAACTTGGTGCACATGCCCAGCAGTGCCGAGCACCACATCCAGAACACCGCGCCCGGTCCGCCGATGGCGATGGCACCCGCCACGCCTGCAATATTGCCGGTGCCTACGGTGCCCGCCAGCGCAGTGCATACCGCCTGGAACGGCGTCATAGCGCCGTCCGAGGCATCCTTTTTGCGGAACATGCGGCCGATGGTGGTTTTGATGACATACGGAAATTTGCGGATCTGCAAAAAGCCTGTCCGCACGCTGAGCAGCAGCCCCACGCCAATGATGCACACCATGGCCGGGACACCCCAGACAAAGTTGTTGACTGCCTGGTTGACAGCCGCAATCGTTTCTAACATAATCCTCCCCATTCCCTCTCGATTTAGGAATCCCACAAATACAAAAAGGTCACGAGCCGTGCGTACACATTGGCTCATGACCTGTTTGCATCGTACTGATTCAGTATAGCATTTTATGGGGAGGTTTGCAAGGGATTACTTGACGTAAACCCCTTACTTGTTTTCCGGCAGATGCCACTTCCAATCCAAAATTTCGGGCATATCCTGGCCGATCTCGTGGATGTAGTTCTTGTGAGCGACCAGCTTGTCGTTCATCTGCTGGATGAGGTACGCACCGTGGTTGCCCAGCTGGGGCAGATGCAGCAGCGCATCCTTGACCAGATGGAAGCGGTCGATCTCGTTCTGCACGCGCATATCAAACGACGTAGTGATGGTGCCTTCCTCCTGGTAGCCGTGGACACTCAGGTTGCGGTTGGTGCGTTCGTAGGTCAGCTCATGCACCAGCGTGGGATAGCCGTGGAACGCGAAGATGATGGGCTTATCCTTGGTGAACAGCGCGTCATAATCGGCATCGGTACGGCCTGCACTTGCTGGCCGGTGGTGTCGCAAATGCTGGAACAATGAGCATATAGCGTTTCTAACCCGCCGCCGTGGTCGATTTGGGTGTAATAGCCGTAGCTGCCACCCCAACTCAGCTGTCAAGGACATTGACAACGGTGACGGTACCATCTGCGGCGGCAAGGATGGGCGCACCCTCCCTCAGCACAGGCAATGCCGGTGTGGGAACTGATTTCGCCAGTAGTGGGGTCAATACGGTGGCCAAATTGCGAGGTAATTGTTCCTGCAACCGGAAGTGGCCATTGCAGAGTGCCTGTTGGGGTGCGGGTGCTGTTCGGGGACATAAGTTCACCACCGCCTGGGCAAAGCCACCGGGCAGTTCCGCCCATAGTTCCTCGTACTGTGGGTCTTACAGGAGTTGCAGGTAGGTGTTTTGTCGGGTGGTGAAATGATAATCTGCCGCCATCTCATCGGGTGTTTTGTGGGCCAGTTCGATTACGGGGACAGTTTCGGTTATCTCTGTTGTGATTGGATTGCCTTCCTCGTCGGTAGTGTCTATGGTAGTCACCTCCGGGTGGGTGGAATGATCCACCGCGTTCATTGCCCACATGGTTTCCCGCAGCCTGTCCATAGGTATAAAATGGAAAACCTGAAAACAAACTGAAAACTGTCAGAAAAAGCAAAAAATCCTCGCAGTCGGCAGAAAACCGACCACGGGGAAATTGAAAACAGCAGGATTTATTCTGTTTTTTCTCAAAAAGATTGCCCACTCCCCTGCCAAATTCCAAAAAGTGGCAGAAAAAGTGGGCTTCAGGGTGGACAAACCGCCCAAAAATGGTTGGACAACACTGTAAAACCGTGTCCAAAAATTGGTTGGCGAAATCGCCGATTTTCGACGATACAGCAAGTAAAAAAGACTGTGACATCTTTTTTATCACAGTCTTATGTGTGAGTGTGATAAAAAAGATACCCTGTTTTGAAAGTGAAAAATCAACGATGCAGAGAAATTTTATTGTTTTCTTTTGCTAAAGGGTCACTGCAGCATCCATTCCAGATACTCTGCTCCTGTAATTTTCCTCGTTCTTAATTTTTCCTTTTGGCTATACCACTCTTTCAATAATTTTTCCACTTCCTCAAAATTATCAAAAAGCAGAATCGTGTCAATCGGAACGCTCCCGCCGCAGCCATGTTCCCAGTCATACCAAATCAATGTTCGGATAATATCCTCCGGCGTTTCTGCCCTTGTAAAGAA